ACTCGATGATCGCTGCGGACGACTCCTACATTCCCGGCGGCTATGCCTACTACCTTCTCTTGAACGACTGCCAGTACTGCAACTTCAACGGCATCGCACCCTATGGAGGCATCACGACCGGGATCTACATCACCGGAAACTCCCTCGCCAACTCACTCTCAGACTGGACATGGAGCTACCCCTACGCCGGGATCACAATCGACTCAGGATCAAATTGGAACTGCTTGAAGAACTTCACGACCGCCGGGACGATTGGAGTGAGCGACAGCGGCACAAACAACCGGAGCAACCCGAATAATTGACCCGTGGCGACTGAGCAGGAGATCGCTGAGGAGAAGGCAAAGGCAAGGGTGGCGGAGCTGCTGTCCTCGCAGGCATGGAGGCTGGCCAACCTTTACTGGATTGAGAATGAGAACGGGGTGAAGGTGAAGTTCAGGCCGCGGTGGGAGCAGAGGCAGCTGCACGACAACTGGCATTCCCAGAACATCGTCCTGAAGTGCCGGCAGCCCGGAATCTCGACCTATTGCGCCTTGCGGGAGCTGGACTTCGCTCTCTTCTCAAAGAACAAAACTTGCGGCATCATCGACAAAACGGACGACGACGCAAAAAAGAAGCTGGACAAGGTCCGCTTCGCCTATGACCACCTCGACGATCCGGATGACCCGGCGACCGCGCAGATAGGGGCCATGGTCAAGGCGACAGTCCGTCTCCGGGTCGACAACACGAAGGAGATGGAATGGTCGAACGATTCGAAGATCTGGGCTGGCACCTCGATGCGTGGCGGCACCCTGCAGTTCCTCTGGATTTCTGAGCTCGGCCACGTCAGCTTCTACAGCCCGGAGGTTGCGGAGGAGATCCGGAAGGGCGCGCTGAACACCATCCACTCGGGCAACACGATCGTGATCGAGGCGACCCACGAGGGGGGAAAGTTCGGCGTCTTCTACGCCCTGCTATGCTTGGCCATGGAGTCGAAGGAGCCGCTCACCGCGATGGACTGGAGGTTCCATTTCTTCCCATGGTGGCGTCACTTCGGGTACGTGCTGTCGAGCCCTGGGCTGCATTTGGATGCGGAGCACGCAGCATACTTCAAGAGCCTCGAGGAGCAGGGCATCAAGCTCACCTCGGAGCAGAAGTTCTGGTACGTGAAGAAGCACGCGGCGATCGAGAACGCGATCCTGTCGGAGTTCCCAAGCACGGTCTCGGAGGCCTTCGAGGCGGTTATCAAGGGGGCTATCTACGGCTCGAGGATCTCCCAGCTGCGGGCGGCGAAGAGGATTGTCGACTTCGAGCACGACCGCACCTTCCCCTTGTATTCCTTCTGGGACATCGGGTACTCCGACTTCACGGCGATCTGGCTCCTGCAATTCTCAGGCCGGGACATCTGCGCCCTGGCCTACCGTTGCAATTGCAGGGAGGACCCGCCATACTATGCCGCGGTCATCAAGGAATGGGAGCGCAAGTACCAGATGCCGGTGGCGATCAACTTCCTGCCGCATGACGCGAACGCGAAGGAGAAGAGCGGCAAATCCTATGTCGAATACCTCATGGCTGCGGGCCTCGAGAACATCCGGGTGGTCACGCGGACGCCCGACGAGTGGCTGGGGATCCGCAGGCTCCGGGCCCTCCTTCCGCGCTTCATTTTCCACAAGACCGAGTGCGGCCGCACCTGGCAGCACGACGGCAGGACGATGCCCTCGGGGATCGGATGCCTCGAGGGCTACCACACGAAGGAGGATGCCTCGAGCGGGGTGATAAGGGAGAACCCGGTACACGACGAGAACTCCCACGGCGCCGCGGCGATCCGGACCTTTGCGGAAGCGGACATGAACGGCATGATCCCAGGGGGGGACGGGTACACGTACATGCAGGCCCCGGGGTCAGGGCAGGTCATCCTTGCCGGCTGGAACCGCCCCCGAGGGGAGGGAAGGACTGAACCAAGGGTGATACGATGGTGAGCCCGTACGATCAAATAGCGGCCCTGTACGGGGCGAACCCACAGGAGTTCACCTTCGACTTCTACGTGGCGTGGCACCACCGCCATGGATTCGTGTTCTCGACTCCCGACTACTTCGTCATGGGCAGGCCGGTGATCCGCGAGAGGATCGTAGAGATGACCGACGTCATGTTCGAACTGACGCCAGAGCTGCGCCGGACGGCCGACACCTGGTTTGTGCATGCGATGGCCGGCGACATCGGAAAGTGCTGGCAGATACTGCCCTGGCCCCTCGGATGGATAGCCTTTCACCGGCTCAGGGGCGGCAAGAAAGAATTGACATTGGTGCCTTCCGAGACATTGCGTCGTTTATGCCCAGCGGATTTGCCCGCAATTGATGACATTACACCCGGATAAACAATTCTGGCCCCCGCACGCCTACAGGTTCTTCAGCGGCGGAAGCGCGCCGAACGTAGCAGCCACGCCAGTCGCGGCCGCGGTGCCGCCAGTCACGGAGAGTTCTCCTGAGGTGGCGCAGGCGCAGGCGGACTACCGTCGGCAGATGCTGCGGAAGAAGGGATTCTCGAACAGCACGATCTTCGCTCCCGATACTGGCGGCTTCTTTCCCAAGTCGCCGTCACCGTCGCCAACTAATCCAAAGCCTGCATCGCAGTCTGTTGGGCCGGGGGCGAAATCTCTGGGCACCTGATCCATGTTCATGCTCGAAACAGCACCGAAGTCAGGTCGGGCGGATGGAAATCCGGATTTGGCACTGCGCGAGCTGACACGCTACCAGAAGCTGAAGAGCCAGAGGATGGCCATCTGGGACGACCCATGGCAGCGGCTTTCCGACTACTACCTGCCGAACATGTCGGACATCAACACGACAAAGACGGAAGGGACGGCTGGGTGGGGCGATCTGATCTACGACACGACGGGCATCGAGGACGCCAGGATCTGCACGACTGGACATGCGAATTGGGCGACACCCTCGGCCGAGCCGTGGTTTGCCTGGACTCCGCCGAAGTCCATGAACATGGACGAGAACGACGACGGATCAATCTGGTGCGGGATGTGTACGGAGATCGCCCTCGACGAGCTTTCCAGATCGAACTACTACTCTGAGAGCGGCATCCAGTACAAGAACCGGGTTGTGTTCGGCACAGGCCAGCTGCACATTGAGCAGGGCGAGGCCAACCTGATCAACTGCATGACCCGGAAGATCGCCACCTACTGCGTGGCCCGCAACAGCGAGGGTATGGTCGACACGATCTACTCGGAGTTCAAGTACTCCGCCCGACAGGCGAAGCAGGAGTGGGGTGAGAGCGCCCTGAAGCCGGCGCGCAAGATCTACAAGGCACTCACCGACAACGGCGGAAAGGGGCAGGACGCAGAGTTTGTCTTCGTCCATGTGATCAGGCCTCGATCTGAGATTGAGCGTGAGCCCGGCAGGATTGACGGGCCGAACAAGCCGTTCGCCTCGATCTACATTGCGCTCGAGGACAAGGTCTGTGTGAAGGAGGGCGGATACGACGAGATGCCTGACTCCGTCACCCGCTTTGATGACTGGGGAACCGGATCGGTCTGGGGGTACAGCCCCGCCTTCGAGACCCTGCCGAACGTCCGCGAGTTGAACTTCATGGTGCGCTTCCAGCATGCGCAGGTTGAGCTGCAGGCGAACCCCCGGATCCTTACCCCAATCAAGCTCTTTGGACAGATGGACCTCCGCCCGGGCGGCGTGACGCCCTACGACCCGAACGCGCCTGGCGGCGGAAAGCCCGAGGAATGGGTCTCGAGGATGAACCTGCAAGGAACTGAGACCGGCGTGCAGAAAATCCAGGAGGCCGTCCACAGGATGTTCTACACGGACGTCTTCAAGGCGATGCAGGAGATCGACGTGAACCACGCCACCGCCTACGGGATCTCTCAGGTGATGGGCGAGAAGCTGGAGCAGCTGAGCCCGATGTTCGGCCGGCTGATCACGGAGAAGACTGGGCCCGACCTGAAGCGCATTTTCGGAATCCTGTTCCGTGCCGGCCGTTTCCCGAAGCCCCCGCGGTCCATGTACGTTCCGGACCCCACCGGCCGCAAGCTGCGCCTGGCGATGCCCGAGGTGACGTACACCAGCCGATTGGCGCTCGCCCTCATGGCCCTGCAGAACAAGGCCACGATGGATACCCTCCAGTTCATCACGGAGGTATCTGGGAAGGCCCAAAAGCCGGAGTGGCTGGACAACTGGGACTGGGATTCCGCACTGCGCGCGTACGCGATCAACCAAGGGATGTCTCCTCGGTACGAGCGTCCGATGCAGCAGGTCATCAGCCTCCGTCAGCAGCGTGCGCAACTGCAGTCCCAAGACAGGGCGATGGCCATGGCAGAGCAGGCTGCGACCGCGGCAGGGAAGCTCGGGAAGGCACCGCAAGCCCTCCAGGATTCGGTCTCAGACCAGATCCCGAAGAACAAGCAGCCACAGGCCGCTTGACCGGATGACAGCCCCAATTCCAGAAGATCTCGAGGAGATCGCCAAGAAGGAGCGCCTTCTGGGTGCGTACCTCGAGTTGTTCGGCCAGGACGAGAAGAGCCGCGACCCGAACCAGCTACTTGTCTGGCAGGACCTCGAGATCCGCGGGTATGAGTGGCAGACGACCGCGATCCCAAAGGCTGATGGGAGGGTCGACCCCTTGAGCATGGGCCACGCTGAGGGCGCCCGCGCGCTTTTTCTCTACATCAAAACTAACGTGAAAGTGGCATCGGAATTAGCACGGCAATCAACGAAATAATAAGGAACCACAATGCCTGACGACAGAATACCTGTTAACTATACCTTCGACCCGGTAGCGAAGGAGATTCACCGCAAGAAGGGGAACAAGGACGAATTGATCGAGGATCGCGTGGTCGCAAAGTACGACCCGGACACCCGCATCGTGACGTTCAAGAACTCCCTCGAAATGCGCAATTTCAAGGTCGGCGTGATCACATTCCTGGGTGAGAACGAGATGCCGATCCGCGAGTTCAAGCGAGCGGACCTGAAAGCCGACAAGAGCCTGAAGGAAGTGCCTCCCCGCCCGAAGAAGGAACCGAACCTGGGCGACAAGACGCCCGCGGTTGTGCAGTGGTACTTCGTGTACCAGTACAACACTTTCTGCACCCGATACGGAGTGATCGGAAAGTTTTCCGGCACCGTCTCGTACCTGGAGCCGGTATGGCTGCCCCGCCCGGAAGATCACCTTCCTGAGTTCCAGGGACAGGTCAAGCGCGAGAGGCAGGTCACGGACGTCCTCGTCGCGACCCGCGCGGTCTGTGGAATCGACGGCAAGCGCATCACCTACACTCCTGACGAGTGCGTCGGCTTCAGCGAAGACGACCAGGACACCGACGAGCAACACTCAGCCGCTCTGATGGCAGAGAAAGGGGAGGACTGATCCATGTTCGAAAATCATTCCCCTTTGTTTGAGGAAGCTGCCGGCGGGGCCGCAGGTGGAGGCGGAGACGCCGCCGCGCAAGCCGCTGCTGCGGCTGCAGCAAAGGCCGCTGCCGGCGGATCGGGTGGCGGAGCCGGCGCCCAGAAGCAGTGGTTCGACGGGCTGATCACCGCGGACGGCAAGATCAACAAGGAAGGCTGGGATAAGGCCCCCGACAGCATCAAGGGCCACAAGGATTTCTTCCTCAAGTACGACACCCTCGAGGGCCTCCTTGGGGGCGGCGCGAACGCCAACAAGCTGGCTGTCGCGAAGGCTCTCACGCCCCTTCCGGAGAACGCCTCAGATGAGGCGAAAGCCGAAAGGCGGGCCCATTTGGCGCAGATCCTCAACGTGCCGAAAGAACCTGCCGGATACGGCATCACCAAACCCGCGGACCTGCCGGCGGAGAACTGGAACCAAGGCTTGGCCGACCAGTTCGCGAAGATCGCCCACGAAGAATGCCTCGCGCCGGGCGCCGTGAAGCGCATTCTGAAAATGCAGCAGGATATGGTCGTGCAGTCTACGGCGGCTCAGAAGCAGGCCGAGACTGCCTACTATGCCTCCCAGGACAAGGAGTTCGAGACAGCCATGCACACGCAGGGGATTGAGGTGGACAAGGCGAACACCCTGGCCCTCCGCGGCGCCGTGACGCTGGGCATCAAGCCGAGCGATCCGATGATGAAGGACGCAGCCTTCCGGCTGGCCATGGTGCGGCTGACGAATCTCATCTCTGAGGACAAGCTGGTTCAGGGCGACTTGAGCGAGCCTGGGAAGGCCAGCTACCGCGACCAAGCCCTGGACATCATGCGCAACCCGCAGAACCCGCTGAACAAGGCCTGGACGGATCCGAACGACCCGGGGCACGAGGACGCGAAACTCAAGGTCAACGAGCTCTACAAGCTCCAGGGCGAGGCCTCCCGCCGGAAAGGACCCTGATGCTTTACTCACTCCAAGTGAAGGGAAAGTTCAAGCCCCTGCAGGACTGGGTGATCCTCCAGCCGATGGACGAGATCAAGTCGAAGGGCGGCATCCTGCTGCCTGACGACGCGACCGAGTACGGCCGCTGCCTGGTGGTGGCTGTGGGTCCCGGCTACCTGCCGTTCGACGGGAACAACGCCACCTACGGCGGGCATCTGATCAAGACCGAGCTGAAGCCCGGGAAGTTCGTCTACATCCAGAAGTTCGTGAAAGGCGACTTCGAGTTCAGCCTCAATGGCAAGAGGGTGTACGCGATTCGCGAACGGCACCTGAATCTCACGATCGAGGGCGAGCAGGCTAAGACCCTGAACAGTGCCGCCTGATTCAGTTTCATAGCAGAGGGAAAGCCCGTGCTTGACAAAGGCGCGGGCTTTTCTATTTGGTGGTGGCAGACCGTTCTCGCCAAGCAGAATACTCCGCATAGCGGACCAGCGCGGGCAGGCGGATCTCCGGTGGTGCCAAGACCAGCATAGCTGAACACTCGAGGCGGGAGCCGGACGTGTCAGGCGTCATCCTGGCAGTCAGCAAACACTTTCCAATCATGGCAGCTACAGGACAAGTTTGGCCCAGCCTGATCAACGATTTCCAGATTCAATTCGATGATACCTGGCATCAGGTCATGGCGCAGCAGACCGACCACCGGCTTGCGGGCACGTACGCCATCACGAACGTGCGCGGCAAGTCCAAGAGGTTCGACCTCTACGGCTCCGTCACCGACGTGATGCGTGAAGACACGGAGCGCGGCGGACCCTCCACGCCCTCCAACATCCCGACGAATCAACGCTGGGTGTACCTACGGCCCTACGACAAGACGACAATCTACGACGAGTTCGATCCGATCGCGCTCGGCGAGTTGCCGGATCCCGAGGGCCCGGCGATCCAGACCCACGTCACGGTTGCGAACCGCAACAAGGACGTCGTGGTCATCAACGGAATGACCGGAACGAACCGCACTGGTCCGACCGGCGCTGGCTCCGCCACACTCCTGGCGGCCAACCAGATCGCCGTGACCTACGGCAACGGCACGGTCAATATCGGGCTCACTCTGCGCAAGATGACGCAGGCCCGTTACGTCCTCGACTCGAACGAGGTCCCGCAGGGAGACCGCTTCATCGGCTACTCGGCCAAGCAGCTCAACAACCTGCTGACGAACGTCGACCAAGTCGCGAACTACCTGTACAACGACGTGAAGGCGCTCGTTGACGGCGTCATGACGAAGTTCCTCGGATTCGGGTTCAAGATCACCCAGCTCTTGCCGGTGACGGCCGCTGGCGTGCGCACCTGCCTGTTCTGGCAGAAGAGATTCGTGATGGTCGGTTTGGGAGTGGAGAGCCGCACCCACGTCGACATCATCGCAACCCAGAAGCACGCCCTGCAAATCCGCACGGTCATGCTGCTGGACTGCACGCGGTTCGAGGAAGCCGGAGTCGGCACCATCGCCTGCGACGAATCGGTCTAATCCGAGCAACCATCAACACTCTACAATAGGACAACACAAATGGGAGCTCCCACAAATATCTGGTACTCGAACATCGGCGCAGTTGAAGCGGGCGGGGTGAACACCCTCGACAGCCTCAACGATCCTGATCTCGCGATGGCGCGGGTGAAGCTGATCACGGCGCAGTACACCATGACGGGCAATGAGGTCGCCAACGACGTGATCTACGTCAAGAGGCTTCCTCAGGGCGTGATCGTGGATCCGACCACGGGCAGCAACATCGCTTCGCAGGCAGTGGCGTCGACCGCCACCCTCTTGCTCGGCGACACGGACACGCAAGGCGGCACAGTCGCCTACGATCCGGCCCGCTACTCGGCCGCATTGACCATCACCTCGGGCAACACCACGGTCGGATTCCCGCTCTCTGGGGGGACCGCCTTGAATGCCCCGGCGCAGATCACCGACGACTGGGTCTGGCTCGTGGCGACCTTCGCCACCCTGAGCGTGCCGGTTGCCGGCAAGGTCATCACGTTCCGCATCCGCGTCAGCGCGCTCGACTAATAGCCATTTCGGGGTGGGCGCCTTTGCCGGTGCCCATCCTGATCTGTTGATTGTGGTTTCCTGCTAAACCGGGGCGCGGACACCGCGCCTCGGCCTTTTTTCTAAAGAACACCGTCACATGCCACTCCAGCCGCAACTACCAAAGGGAGCGGGACTGAAGCCCCCTGGACCGGCCGGGATTCTGAGGCCAGGACGACGGTTTGCCGGTCGAGGCCGGCGCAACCAAGCTCCGCCTCCGTTCATGCATTCTCACCCGGCGCACTTGAACAGCGTCGAAAACATAGGGCGCCACCCGGCGCCGCGGGTCGCCTGAGCCATGCCCAAATACGTTCCGTTTGGTGAAACAGAGATCGCGAACAAGGCCCTGCGCGAGATCGGGTCGGCCCCGATCAACAGCATTGACGACACGAATAGCGCCTCGGCCATAGCCTGTGCAGGCGAGATTTGGCAATCGGTGCGCGAGGTTGGGCGGCTTCATAACTGGAATTGCCTGAGGCGTCGGCAAACCCTGACACAGCTTTCGTTCCCCCAAAGCTCCTCGAGCGGATCCGGCACGGCGTTCGGCTGGCCGGGATGCCGCCCGAGCGTCCCGCCCCCATACTGGCTGCCCAACACGCTCTACTCCGGCGGCACCTTGGTCACCTACGGGGAGGCGATCTATTACTGCATGGCTCCCAGCGGACCCGCGCTTTCCTCGAGCAACTTCATCAACGACCTGACCGCGGGCATGTGGGCCCAGCTCTACTCGAGCTTCTTCGCCGGGAATTACGGCAACACTGGCGGGCTGTATGAGTGGAGATTTGGATACGCACTCCCCACGGACTACCTGCTGATCGAGGAGATGAACGGCAACGACTGCCGCTTCGGGCGCGGACGCGGGAGCCTGTACGAGCTCTTCATCAACGAGGTCGTGAACACTGAGGACCAGTCGGTGACAAACCAGGGCGCCATCTTCTGCGACAAGCCATGGGCGGACATCAAGTACACGGCGTTCATCCAGGACCCGACGATATTCGACCCGCTCTTCATCACCTGCGTGGCGGTGAAGCTTGCCGCCAACATTGCCACCCAGATCCTCGGTGACGGCGGGAAAATGTCCACCCAGCTGAACAACCGCTTCGAGACCGAAACCCTCACCTCGGCGATGCTCAAGGATTCCGGCGAGCACAAGGCGCACCGCTACGATCCGACGCGAGAGTCCCAATTCCTTCGTTCACGCAGGGGAAGCACTGCGGGATAACGAATGTCCAAGAGCATCGAAAGCCTCGTTTCCTTCTCGGCCGGCGAGTGGAGTTCCACCCTGACCGCCCGCGTCGACCAGCAGAAATACAGGGCTGCGTGCATTCAGGCGAGGAACATGCTGCTGCTGAAGACGGGCCCGGGCACCCGCCGCCCCGGCACGCAGATGATCGCCCCGACGAAGGTGATCCCTGGAGGCAACTATTGCGCGAGGCCGGAGGAGTTCCAGTTCTCGATCAACACGGCCTTCATGCTCGAGTTCGGCCACCACTACATACGCTTCTACTCGAACGGGGCGCAGGTGACCCTGAGCACGGCTCCGAGTTGGGTGACCGCCACGGACTACCCAGCTGGGTCCTTCGTCACTGATCCCACGAACACCCAGATCTACTACTCTGCCGGCGGCATCAACGGGAGCACGACACAGCCGCACTCGGACGCAACCAACTGGGTCCAGCAGAACATTTACGAGGTTCCGTCCCCATATGACGCGGCGGTGGGCTCAGGAGGCCTGCCGGCGACAGAGGTGTTCCAGCTGCAGTGCTGCCCGATCAATGATGTCGTCTACATCACCCAGGCGAACCACCCCCGGCAGAAGCTGATCCGGTATGCCGACACGGACTGGTCGATGGAGCCTGTCTTCGACCTGACCCCGGCGCTTCTCGACCAGAACGCCACGGACGTCACGATCTCCTCGGCCAGTACGACCGGACAAACCCTCCTCACAGCGAGCGCGCCCTCTTGGGCTACATCCACCTCCTATAACATCGACTCCTCGGTCCTGGCTGGCGGGATCATCTACAACTGCACCTTCCCGCACATCTCCGGAACTTTCGCGAACGACTTGGCCTCCGGCTACTGGTCGGTGGTGACCATGTTCCTGCCGGCGCATGTGGGAGCCTACTGGGAGCTGGCCTACCTCCGAGACTCTGCGTACGTGGAATATGACGGCACCGCGGCCGGCGGATTCGCGGCGGGCACTTCCTCGACGATCACCGCCTTTGGCGCGTGGGAGGTTCACACTTACGGGGTGTGGTCGGCGGACATCGAGGTTCAGTCCTCCTCGGATGGCGGCATCACTTGGCAGACGGTCAGGACCACCACCGGCCGAAACGACCGAAATGTGGACATCACGGGCACGGCCGCACAGGCGCAGCTTTACCGTCTGGTGATCACGAACGTGTCGGTGCCGCCCACGGCTGGTCCTACCAATCCACGGGTCGTATTCGAATGTGTCGATGCGTTCTTGTACGGCATTGTGCAGATCACCCAGGTGGCAATCGCGGCTGCCTCGGTGATGGTCAGCGGCACAACCTACGCGATCCAGGCGGTCGGCACGGTCAACTGGGGCGCCCTCGGGGCCCCTGTGGGATTCACGGTCGGGACAGTCTTCCAGTACAACGGCGCCTCGATATCCGGATCTGGAGGCACTGTGACAACCCCGTATCTCGCCGTGGCGGACGTGATCACGCAGCTTACGGTTGCGGATGCCTGGGTCAGCGGCCAGGGATACGTGGTCGGGGACCGCACCGGCTACAACGGGGTCAACTACATCTGCAACACCGCGGTCACCGGAAGCACGCCCCCGCCGAGCGACTCAGGGCACTGGACTGCGGATGGATGGCCGACGATCTACTGGTCTGAAGGATCTTGGTCGGGCGTGCGTGGTTACCCATCTGCCATCACGGCCTTTGAGCAGCGCGTCTTCTGCGGGTACACGGCTTACGAGCCGCAGAGGGTTTGGGGCACGCAACAGAACGACATCGAGAATTGGGACCTCGGTGACCAGACGCTTGCGACGGACGGCGTGGCTTTCGACTTGGACGCCGTCGGCGACGGTGCCATCCTCTGGCTGCAGGCCCAGGACGCTCTCTTCGCCGGACTGCTCTCGGCTGAGTGGGTGATCGCCCCGGCGGACGGCTCGAGCGGGATAGGGCCCACGAACATCACCGCCCACCGGCAGTCGCGCTGGGGCAGCAACCAGAACATCCCGGCAGTCGTTGCCGGCGATGCGTTGGTATTCGTGCAGCGGCAGGGATATTCCGCGCGGCAGATGCTCTACTCAGTCGTGACGAACAAGTACATGTCGCAGGACCTGACGGCGCTCTCCGACCAAATCATGAACGGAGGGGCGATCCAGATGGCCTACCAGAAGCAGGGCCAGAAGAACGGCTTCCTCTGGGTGACGACCGCGAACGGCGAGATGGTGGCGATGACCTACGAGCTCGACCAGGAGATCTTCGGCTGGCACCGGCACTACACAGGACTCGGAACGGATGCAGGCTTCGAGGGCGTGGCGACGATCCATGGCAAGGGCACCAACGACGACGAGGTCTGGGTGGTGGTCAACAGGATGATCGGTGGGGTGGCCACCCGCTTCATGGAGAGGCTGAACCCGATCAACTGGCAGACGGTGATCCCGCAGCCAGGGCAGACCCCGGGATATGGCCCGGACAAGGACTGGGCCTACCACGTCGACTGCGGCCAGACCTACGTCCAGCCGGCGACGAACGTCTTCACAGGTCTCGGCTACTTAAACGGACGCACCGTGTCTGTTTGCATCAACGCACAAGACTACGGGACATTTGTGGTTGACGGAGGGCAGATCACCGTGCCGGCCTTCACCCCGCCCACAGACGGTTCTGAGTGCATCGCCCATGTCGGCCTGCCCTTCCCATCAATCCTCCAGCCGATGAACTTGGATGTCGACGTCCACACAGGCGTGACGAGCAACGTGACGAAGAAGGTCACCGGACTGGCGATCTCCTTCCTGAACACGCTTGCCTGCACGGTCACGGATGGAAGCGGTCTGAAGGGACGGACGAAGGAACTGATCTTCAGGAGCCGCACTGAGGGACTCTTCTCCTGGCTGTGGGCGCTCCTGACGAATCCCTCACCTCCGCTCGGCGAGGTGCCGCTCTACAGTGGCATCTACCAAGTGAAGGATTTCTGCGGCGACTACGGCGTCGTGATCCCAGTGATAATTTATACGTCTGGACCTTTACCCCTCACCGTCTTAGGGGTGGCGGTCGACTACAGCCTCTCAAGCGTGCCATGATCAAATACCGGCCATTCGAACCCGAGGTCGACTACCCAAAGCTGAAGAGCTGGTGGGACCGGCACAACGCGCTCGGATTCCCGATGGTGGCCCTTCCTGACGGATGGGTGGCCTACTCGGCCGGCGTGGACATGGCGATGAGCTTCCTGTACTTTCACCGAAACAAGATCGGGGTCATCGAACTGACGACGACGAACCCGCAGTGCGCCTTCTCGCGGGACATCGTCGAGGCGGTGAAGGGACTGTACGAGAAGCTCGAGGCAATCGCCAAGGACGCTGGATGCCTCGCGGTCCTGTCGTTCGTTCGTCCAGGAAGCTGGGAAGAGCGGGCGATGGTGAAGATGGGTTACGCCACCTCGACACCTGACCCAGGCCACAAGACTTACGCGAAGCCGCTGATAAACGCAGAGAACTGGCCGCCGTCTGAAGGAGCGGCACTCCCATGCCCGTCATCCCAATAGCAGCACTTGCGATCTCCGTTGGCGCAACGGTGGCGTCCAGCGGCATGGCCAAGAAGGCCTCGGATGCGGCGGCGAACACGGCGACACAGACCGCGGCCTACAACGCGAAGGTCGATGCTGCCCAGTCGGACCAGATCGACAAGGACACGATCGTCAACATCCAGAACATGCGGAAGGATGCTGCAACCTACGTCTCGAGGCAGGCAGCAGCCTACGCTGGGGCCGGGATCGTCGCGAACAAGGGGTCAGCCTTGGCGGTGCAGGCGGCAACCATCGGCAAGACCGAGATGCGCGCGCAGAACATGTGGGCGGAGTCGCAGGCGAAGGAGGAGAACCTTGCCTCGGCGGCCGCTGCCGGCGTTGCGGAAGGGGCAGCGCAGGCCGATCAGTATCACATGGAGGGCATCGCGGACGTTCTGAACGGAGCTAGCAAGGTGGCGACCGAGGTGGGGGGTGCCTACAACCAAGGCCTGTTCAAAGGCGGAGGCGGGGGAGCCCCGGCTCCTGCCGGAGGCGGGTACGACCCAGCGAACACGGACTTGAGCGCCCCAACCGGGAACTGACAACATGGCCAACATTCCCACAGTCCCTGGCAGTGAACAGGACATCCACACTCCTGAGAGGAATGTGCAGCTGAATGCCGGTGCCCTCGCGGGCCCGCGGTTGCGCGGCGCAGAGGCTGTTGCCGGCGCGATCGAGGGAGTCGGAGATGTGGCGGCGGGGTTTCAGGCGGACATGGCGAAGGTTCGGTTCGCCCGGATCTCTGCGGATGCCGACTTGAAAATGCGCGCCGCCCAGCAGGCCTTCATCGAGAGCACCAAGGGCGACTCGGACGAGCAGCAGTGGCAGGAGCGGGCCAAGTCGATGGCCGACAAGGTGCGCACGGATATCTTCAGCCAGAACGGCGGCATTCCGCCTGGACTGCGGCCGCAGCTGAACATCGCGTTGGATTCGTGGGGGCAGGGGCTCCAGATCCAGGCGAAGACGATGTCGAACCTGCAGTCCATCAACAGGGCTCAGGGCACCTTGTACGCGGACTACCAGGAGGCGGGCCGGGATGGGCATGCTGACCACATGGCGGCGATCGTGAAGCTCGGCCGTTCGAGCAAGCTCGACCCTGTCATGATGGATGAGTGGGAGAGGAACATACCGAAGATCGTCGCCTCCAGCGCGATCGAGCAGGGAATGGCTACGAATCCAGCGGGCATGACAGACGTCCTCGAGGCCTCCATGAAGTACGGGGCCCCCCTGCCCGATAACGTACTGGACCAGAACGGAAACCTGATCTCTCCGAAGAAGGTTTTCTCGCCTCAGGCGATGGAGCGGCTGATCAGTGAAGGCCGGCGCCAGACCAACACTTGGCAGGCGGGCAACTTCAACCAAGCCCTCGCGAACTACGACCAGGACCCGAAGAAGCCCCTGTCGCATGACCAGTTGATGGACATGGTGAAGTCAAAGCTGATCACCGACCGTATGGCAGACGCCTACGAAAGCCATGTGAACCGCGACAACGTCAACGAGGCGAAGGCAAATGCCGGCTACATCCTGGGTCTGATCAACAACTACGACCGGGTGACGGACACGGACAACAGCCAGCTGGTCGACATCATCGCAGGCACTGCGGGCACCCCGGGAATAGGGTCCCTGCCGACCGCGTACCAGACGAAGCTCAACAAGGAACTGGATGCTCGACTGTCGGCGAAGACGCCGGACAAGAGCGACGATGGCTACACGATGTTGCGCGACCTGTTGAATGACCACCGCTTCGGGAACTGGGCAGTTGTCGACAAGAAAACTGGCAAGGACGTGCGGGACCAGAAAATCTGGCAGAAGGCTCACGAGCGGTTCTGGGACCTGCAGACCGCCCTGTCGGCGGAGATCGCCAAGAACCCGGACCTCGAGAATGACCGAGAGGGCCAGAGGAAGTTCATCGCAACCCAGATTCAGGGGCAGACCGATCTTGATATGGGGCGGGCGACTATTGACGGGATGACTGGTCAATCCTCTGGACTGAGCGCCTCGACTGAGGCTGAGGTGGAGAGGATAAGTCACAAGCTCTTGGAGACACCGAAGTTCAAGAAGGACGAGGTCCGGAAGCAGGGCGGCAAGACCTACAAGTTTGACGGGGAGAACTGGAACGAGGTCAAGTAAATGGCTTTCGACCCGAATCAACCCTCCGAACTGGTCTCCGGCGGCGCCGCGACGGTCGCTGAAGAGCCGAAGTTTGACCCATCCAAGCCCTCCGAACTGGTCAAGGAGGGAACGGGTTACGCCCACGGCCAACCACGTGGAACAGTGCCCGTGGCGTCCACCGCGGTTGCTGAGGCTACGCAGGTATCAACTGCCGGCGAAAAAACCCCCACAATCGATTCTGACAAGCTGACAAGCCTATTTCAAGGCGACGAGGAGTTCCAGAAGGCGGTGGGGAAGGACGCATCAGCCAAACTGGAGGAATTGGGCAAGACATCGGTCGATCCGCGCGTGCAGCGCCAGAGGACTGCCAGCCAGATCTTCCTCGCCACCCGCTACCAGAAGCCCCTTTCGGAGATCGTCCAGAACTATGAGCTCTACCGTGGCGACTATGCCCAGAAGGCTGGATGGGATCCGAAGATGGACGACGGACAGTTCTTCGGCCAAGCCGGGCTCCAGCTGAAGAAGGAACAGACGGAAGGCGTCATGGTTGGCAAGATGGCCTCGAGTCTGGCTGTCAAGCTCTACGGAGGTCAGGATCCGAAGGGCTCCTGGGATGCCACCCAGAAGGAAGTTGAGGCCGACTCCGCCTACGACCCCACCCACCGCGACTACTACCATGCCGTGGCTGATGCCGTGCAGAAGGACTACCAGGCGAAGGTGACGAAGCTGGGCCCGGCGATCAACGCAGTGACCGCCTACATGGGATCCATACGGCCGGACCAGGACTTGATCGCGAACGTGGCCCCGGAGCAGCGCAAGGCTGCAATGGATGCCATCGCGGGTCTCAGCCAGGAGGATCGCGATGTGGTGCTGGCCTTGTCCTCCCATAAGGCGAAGGAATCCCGCGGCGCCCAGCCAGAAGAGGGTGAGGTTGGGAAGCTCGGGAGGATGGGTCTTCGGACGTTCGCTGAGTGGGTTGAAGGCGTTCAGACCGGGGTCAGGGAGCTTCAGGCTGACCTTGAGCACAACACAGTGGAGGCCTTCAACCAGCGCGCATCACGCCCCGGATCCCCGGTGGCGCCCGTGCCGGCGACAGACCCTGAGGCCGACTACAACCGGATCCAAGCAGACCATGACCTTTACCGGGCGACCATGGGGCTGAACGAGCCGGCGAAAGGTCAGGGATGGGTGAAGAAGGTTTCCGAATGGGCCGCGGTGGGAATCCCGTCGATCCTGACCTGGTTCAGCGGTCCTGGACTCCTCATGAACTTTGAGGCGATCAAGGCTGAGAACATCGAGCGATACCGCTCCAAGGGTATCCCTTTGGACAAGGCCATCAACATGGCCTCCGATACGGCCGGCGCTGATGTCATGTCGATGATGATCGGCGGCAAGCTGATCGGCAAAATGACCGGCATGAACAAGCTGATCGCCGGTCTCAAGTCAGCCGGGGCCCGTGCGGCCGGCGAGACCGCCATTGACGCCGCCGCAGTGGGTGGGGTCCTGAGTTTCCAGGCAACATCCTCAGATTTCATCCAGGCCCTCTACCGCCACTTTGACGCGGCGATACCAGAGGTGGACTGGCACAAGACCCTGGACGCCTACAAGGAGTCCGCACCGTCGACGATCGCAATGATGGCCGTCACCGCCCTCGTGGCAGGAGGGCATGCAGCTTTCAGGGATGAGGGATTCGCCCGCGCGTGGATGAAGGACAAGACCGCCATGCGGGCCTATGGTGTTCCGGAAGATGTGGTCAAGGCCCTGCAGGATGCCTACTCCACCGAGCGAATGCAGTCCATCCTCGCCGAGCACCAGTACAACCTGATGTACGCGACGGCTTTTGGGAAGGCTCCGGAGCAGACGATGCTTGGATCCCTGATCGGTAAGGTGGTGAACTATCGAGGCTGGACAGGAACGCTGGTCCGTGATGATGAGGGAAACTTCATGGTCATGCCTGGCGTCAGGAAGGCCGGCGATCCCTTCTGGATAGAAATCGAGGGAACCGGCAAGGAGCCAAACCGGAACATCGCGTCCCTAGGTGTGGAACCCTACGTTGCAGGGAAGAAGGCAGGGGAAAAGGCTCAGCCTCCGCCGATCGAGCAACGCGCCGCCCTCGCATCTTTGGATGCCAGAGGCCAGCCGGCCAACATCAGAGACCGGATTGTCAACGAGGCAAAAGCCCGCTTCATGGAAAGGCGGGCGCAGGGTGAGACCACGGCTAACTTCGACCCACGGGACATCGCTGACGGGCTGATCATTGGGTCAGACTTGATTCTCAAGGGGGTGACGACATTGGCAGAGTGGTCCTCGAGGATGCAGGACGAATTTGGAACCGGCATCCGCCCCTTCCTTGGTGAGATGTACTCGCAGGCCGTCGATGCGACGAAGAAGGACACGGCACTGGCGGCAACTGAGTACGCGAAGGCCCAGGGGGCTCTGGCGTCTGGCGGCCAAGCTGAAACAAGTGATGTTCCGACTCGCTTGGCGGATCCAACGAAGCCACTGACAGCCCGTGAAGTTTTGGATTGGGCCCGCGATGATCGAGGCCACGGAGACGAGGATCTAGTCGCCGCAGGCAATGCCATCGCCGCCCGGATCCGGCCTGACAAACTTGACGTGGATCTCACAGCCGAGGAGCGGCAGATGATGCAAAGCGCGCTGGATAAGGGCGCGGACGTTGCCCGGGAAAAGACAGAGGCTGTGGACGTAAAGGCGACTGCGCCATTCTCACAGTTGGATAGTTCCGGGCATCGCATTGTTTTGGCTGCGTACAAAACACCCGACGGGAAGGTTTTCACAGGAACGGACCACATGGAGGCACAAATAGCCGCGCAAGATGCGGGCGAGAAAGTAGATGAATCCATGGCTGGATTTGTGGACGGGGCGGGCTCTTTCCTGAATCGCCCAGACACATATCAGCGGGCCAAGACCACTCAGCAGATTAACCCCGCAAAAGACACATATTACCCCGGCGACATGCACACGGGTAAATTGATGCGACCTTTGACATCGGAAACTGCGACTGCCGAATCGGTTTCCTCTCAACCTGTATCTGGATTCACAGGCGACACAAATGCGCTAGAGGATGCGTTGCATAAATACGAAAATACGGGTGATATTTCAACGGTGCCCGACCTGGTGGATCACGTCGAAGGGCTTATCATCGAAGGGAAGGCGCCGGAATCTTTACAGGGCGCAGTTGACGATTACCGAGATGCAGCCGAGGAGAATTTTAAGGAGTACGGTGGCAGGGGCGATGCAGACCAATATGAGGATGCGTTTGTCGATGCCGTGAGGAAAGCGGCAAAACAGATGTCGCTGCCGCAAGCTGCGGGAGCAGCCAGCACGCCGCTACGCTCCGCCTACGAGCAAGCCGGCGGAATCCCCGAAGGAAACGAAGGACCAGTAAGGCCTCCTGCAGGAGGACCCGGCGCCGCAGCACAGGCGGCGATCGACAGGATGAACAAGCGCCACCTCGGGCGCGTTGCAGCTGGATTGGATCCTGCAGACATCCTCGATGCCACGATCGTGGTGGCGGACATGATGATCCGTGGCGGAAAGTCATTCGCCGCGGCTGTCGCGCAATTTGAATCCGAGACCGGCGAGAGCATGCGGCCGATCCTCGGGCAGCTCTATGCCGGCGCACAGGAGTTGCAGCGACAGGCGGATCCACAGGCCGAGGATATGAAGGTGACGAAGGATGACCACGGATTCGTCCTGCAGAACCCGGCCGGCGAGGCGTCGGCTAAGACCAACACCCCGGAGATGGCCGCCAAGCTCCGCCAGGACCAGCAGGCTGCGACCGATGATCCGAACGACGCCCTGCTCCGTGCCACCAAGGGCCTGCCGGATGGGAAGGAGACCAGCGTGGAGAAGCAGGCCCTTGAGGAGGCCAAGAACCTGGGCGCCGCATCGCCGATGATGAGCCAGGCCGCGGACGTTGGGCGAGGGATCTGGGACAGCCTCAGCCGCGCCGCCAACTACGTGAGGAACGTGCCGATGGATGGAGGCTTCAGGCAGATCGTTTCGGACTGGGTGGGCGGGATCCAGATAGACCAACTGAAGTTCATGCCAGTGGGCCGCGAGGTGAAGAGGGTGGCCCCTGATCGCCTGACCCGCATTGGCATGTCGAACTGGAGGGATGCAGGATACGATGAGGCGACGATCCGGGCCCGCCTGAAGCAGACGACTGACACCACTCTTCGCAAGGGATACCAGGCCGCCCTGAAGCTCACAGACGAGCAGAAGGCGATGACGGAGGTTATTGGGAAGTGGTTCGACGACCAGTTCAAGCGGGCGGTGAAGGAAGGAGTGATGGACGAGAAGCGGTTCCGCGAGGACTACATCACCCAGATCATCGACCGTCCGTACGTAGGCGGCGGCGTGGCGAGCGCGTACTACGGCAAGCTGGACAAGAATTTCAAGTACTCTCAGGCGCGGACGTTCCCGAACTTTGGGGAGCTTGAGCAGGCAGGCTTCAAGGCTGCCACGAAGGACATCCTTGAGATCATGACTGTGTATAACAACGCACTGTCGAAGGCGGTGAACACCCGCAGGATGCTCAGCAGGATGATGATCGAGCGCGGCTCGAACGGCGACCGTCTTGCCTACCACGGGAAGCCGCCGGAGGATGTCGAGACCACCTACGAGGAGGTAAAGCATCCGTCGCTCCGCGGAATGGTTTTCCACCCTGAGGTGGCCGGCTGGCTGCGCAACATTCTCGGTAGATCCGCCATCCAAGACTGGTACGATGCCCCGGGCAGTGACTTGGTGCAGATTTCAAAGCGTGCCGCGAAGTTCGTCGATCAGTCGAACAGGTTCGTCGCGAACACGATGCTGGGCGCCTTCTCGATGTTCCACCCGGTCCACTTGGCGAAGCGCGGATTCACCTATGGCATCAACGTCTTCAACCTGGACAAGATCGATCCCGCGGATCCCGAGGTGCAGGAGGCCGTGAAGAACGGCGGCTTGATGCTCATCTCACCACAGGCCTCAAGGTCTGAGTTCACAGAGGGCACAGGCGGTCACCGGAGCGGAATCGATATTCTCGGCAAGGTTCCGTACCTGCGCAGGGTGGCAGACGCCAACCAGGCGATGCAGCACATGGCCTTCGAGGTCTTCCTGCCGCGGCTGAAGTTCACGGCCTACAAGGCGCTCCGCGAACGGAACATGAGGCTGTTTTCTGAAGAGTTGAAGGCGGGGAAAATAACTCCTAGGCAGATCAGTGCCTTGACTGGCGAGCAGGTGAACGCGAGGTTCGGCCACCAGAACTACGCCCTCCTGAACCGCAATCCGACGATTCAGCATTTCATTCGGTTCGCTGCCTTGGCCCCGGACTTCCTCGAGGCGACGATCCGCAACTACGGGCAGCAGGTGGTGGGTCTGACCGGGGCGAAGGCTGGCCGTCAGCCGCTGTACGGTCTGGCGGTGACTGCGGGATCCCTGATGCTCGTCAGCCGCGCCGTGAACATGGCTATCAACGATGACAAGGATCCGCACTGGGAGGAGCCGTTCATGGTCTACCACAACGGGCGCTACTACGGGATCCGCAACGAGGCGCAGGACCTGCTCAACTTTTGGGAGGGGTTGAACCAGACCTTCCACCGGGGCGGGGTAAACCCGTACCTGGTATCGCGGCTTTCACCAATGGTCTCGCACGGTCTGAACATGACTGTGGGAATGAACTGGCGCGGAGAGCGGATCACCCCGACAGACGCCCTGCGGGACGCAGCGGTGTCCTGGGTGCCGATCTCGATGAAGTGGATGCCGGGCGTCTCGGAGGCGTTGAAGGACATCAGCCCGACTCAGCGGTACATGGACGTTTCGAACTTCCAGCAGTTCCTGTTGAGCCAGGGCATACAGATCCGCCGCGGGTCGCCGATCGCGGACGCCTACAAACTGGCCCATGAGTGGAACCAGAATCTGCCCAAGGACGACCCATTCAAAGCGAAGGACGATACCGGCACCTACCCCGTCAGCGAGTTCCAGCCGATCCGATACGCCCTCGAGGACAACGACGACGAGAAGGCCTATGCGGCGATCAAGGATCATTTCTCCTCGGTCCAGAAAGAGATCGCCGGGAAGGCCAAGGCGGATGCTGAACAGCGCGGCCTCGAGCTGAAGGATGACGGGGAGATCAAGTCGAAGACCCTTGACCGCATGCAGCTGAGCGCGCGGGAGAGCCTGCTCCACACATGGACAAAGAGCGAGGAATCGGACGCCGCCTTCCTGCAGAGCCTCGAACCGAAGGAAGCCGGCGAGCCAATGCCCAAGGCTCTCCACCAGGTGCTGACGGCCCAGTTCCTCCGCGAGGCGATGTACGGCCGCTTCCAGCAGCTTCTGTGGCGGTATGCCAAGGAGAATGGAATTGACTGGGAGCCGAGGGAGTACACGCCCGTGGAGGCCCGCGACCCGTACGCGAAGATGCGCGACATCAACACAAGCTTTAGAAAATGAAAATCGTAATAGAGACCACACCCCACTCGAGGCAGCGATACCCCACCGTTGGCGATTGGTTCACCAGCAAGGGCGTCCTGCACATCAAGGTGTCGGATATGAACAACTGGCGCTACGAACTCCTCGTTGCCCTCCATGAGCTCGTCGAGGTGAACCTCTGCAGGCATCGGAAGATTTCCCAAGAGTCAGTGGATGCCTTCGACATCGCTTTTGAACAAGCACGCAAGCCTGGGAACGACGATGAGCCCGGCGACGATCCAAGGGCGCCGTACCGCCGGGAGCACTTCTTTGCCACGAACATCGAGGCACTGATGTCTGCTGAGCTGGGTGTTGATTGGGCGAAGTACGAGAAGAAAATCTACAGCCTGCCGTGATCGACCTTAAATCCAAGACCGCCTTCGTCTGCTGCAATCCGCTCTTCGTGAGTTTGGCGGAGAGGCTCGGCCGCGACTTCGGGCGGGTATACCTGTTCGTACCATACGCCGGGTCCTTCCCGACTATGAACGAGGGTCGGGTTGGATACGGGCTGCCGAACGTAGAGCTGGTGGATGGCGTGTTTGGACCTCATTTTGACAAGGTGGATCTTTTCGTTTTCCCAGACTTGGGACATGCCGCGATGCAGATCGAGCTTGAGAAGAGGGGGAAGCGGGTGTGGGGCTGCCGGAACGCCGAGGAACTCGAGCTGTACCGGGAACTCTGCAAGGAGCGCATGGCCGAGTTGAAGCTGCCGCTGCAGCCCTGGAAAGTGTTACATGGAATGACCCAGCTTCATGCGCACCTGAAGGCCCACAAAGATCAGCACGTCAAGATCGATCGCTGGAGGGGCGTCACGGAAACTTTTTTTGCCCGCAACTACGACGAGATCGAGCCGAAGCTGGTCGAGCTTGCACACACGCTTGGCGGCTTCAAGGAGACGCTCGAGTTCATTGTTGAGGACGACCTGCCAGACCGGCGAGAGGTTGGCGTCGACACGTATTGCATCGATGGCCGGTATCCGAGGAACACGGTCTTCGGAATCGAAATTAAGGACGCGAGCTATTGCGGGGGCATGGTTGACTGGATGGACATTCCGGAGCCGCTGCGGCGCTGGAACGAAGCCTTTGCCCCTCTCTTCGCTAAGTACGGATGCCGCGGTTCTGTGTCGAACGAGATTCGCGTCGGCGAGGATCACGTCCCTTACATGGTCGATGCGACGATCCGCGCGCCATGCCCTCCCTCGGAACTCTGGCAAGAGCTCTTCACGAACCTGAGCGAGATCATGTGGTTCGGCGCCGATGGCATCCTGAAGGAGCCGGTGCCGGCCGGGAAGTGGGGTGTGGAGGTGGTGCTGAAGTCTGCGTGGGCCGAGTCGAATTGGCAGCCCGTCACCTACCCTCTTAAATACGCCAACCAGATCAAGCTCTTCAACTCGGTCCTTGTGGACGGACAGCGATACGTGGTGCCGCAGTCCGAGAACATGAGCGAGTGCGGCGCGGTGGTCGGCTGGGGCGACACTCTTCAGGCCGCGATGGATCACGCCCAAGAGGCGGGCGATTCCATCTCAGGCTATCAGATCAAATTCAACTTGGGCTCTGCGGAGCAGGCAAACGAGGAGATTCAGAAGCTTGAGGAATTGGGTCTATCTCCTTTCAAACTTGATAAAGAGAAAACAAAGGCATAGGAGGCATTCCCCGATGAAACTGTCCACTTGGCTAAGGGGTCCGATACCTTCGGACGATCCATTCAGAAAGGCGCTGAACTGGTTCTCGATCACGATACTGGTGGGCGCCGCCTTGGCCAACATGGCGCGGGCCACGGTCTCGAGTACTACGACCTGGGTGCAGTACACGTTGACCACGGGTCCGCAGACCCTGCCAGTGCCATTCGTCTTCCAGGGTGCCGGCGATCTGCTGGTCTTGGACAGCAAGTCCAGCCCGCCTGTCTCGCTTTCGGTTGGTGAGGACTACTCGGTTACGGGTGGGAATGGCAGCACGGGCTCGATCACAACAATCCCCGGCGGCCCGAACTCGGTCCAAATAAACGACATCATCACAATATCTCGGGCGGTGCCTCTCACCCAGACGACCACGTTCACGAACACGGGCCCCTTGACTCCATTGATGATCGGCCAGGCACTGGACAAAATCACCATGGCCCTGCAGCAGATCAACCTGCAGACGCAGAACAGTCTGCAGTTCCCGGGAGATGAGATTACGAGCGGTCTGCTTTCCAAGACTGCCCGCGAGTCGATGGTTGTTGGATTTGATGCCACCGGGGCGTTGAAGTTCTACCCATTCACCGGGGGTGGAGGCGGGCTTGGGACAGTAACGTCGATCCTTGCCGGCGGAGGCCTTTCAGCGAGCCCGAACAACCCCATCACTGGGTCCGGAACACTCTCGGTCAACGCGATCAACCTTGCGGCATCAGGGAGCGGGGGGGTGACTGGGAACCTGCCAGTTGCGAACCTGAACAGCGGCACCAATGCCGACTCGAGCCATTACTGGTGCGGCAACGGGACTTGGGCGACAGTCCCGGGTACGAGCTACTCGTTCACCTTGCCGCTGCTGAACACGTCTGGCACAGTGACGATTGGGGCCATCAATCTTGCAGCGAGCGGAAATGGTGGTGTGACAGGCAACCTTCCTGTCGGGAACCTGGCTTCTGGAACTGGTGCGGGGTCGAGTACCTTCTGGTGCGGCGACGGGACTTGGAAGACACCAGCCGGAGCTGGAAATATCTCCACGTCGGGATCGATCACTTCGACCTACACCGCGGAATTTAACGGCAGTACGACCCTGGTGTCTGTGGCGAACGTCGGGACAGGCAGCTACGTCAAGGCCACATCTCCGACCTTGGCCGGCACCCCATTAGCCCCAACCGCGGCGGCTGGCACGAACACGACGCAGATCGCCACAACCCAGTACGTGCTGACTGCCATCGCGAGCCAAGTTCTCACCCCAAACCCACAGACGGGAAGCTACGAACTGGTGGCAGGTGACGCGAACGGCATGGTGACGCATCAATCTGGCGGCGCGGTCGCCTGGACGATTCCAAGCTATACTGGCGGCACGAATCCTGTGAACTACGCGGTCGGCACGCCGATCACCTTGAGCAACCTTCCCACTGGCGGCGGAACGATCACGGTGGGTATGAGCGGCTCTGACACTATGTACGAGAACGGCGGTGTGGGGGTGGTGGCCTCGTTCACAATCCCCGTCAGCCATGCGGCCACGATCGTGAAGGTGGCAAACACGCCAGGTGTCTGGCAGGTTAATTTGAACTGATGAAGCGCGTCCTTTCACTTCTTCTAGTCCTAGTCTGGAGCTCTCCACTATTCGGCAGTGGGTCCCAACAGGTTTTTGGGAGCTACCCTGCCCCTGCGGCACCACCTCCAGCCACAGCCCTACTTGACTGGGAGATGGCCGATTCGCAGCTTTCCACGACCCTGTACGACTCCTCGGGCAACGGCAACACAGGCAAGATTTCCTCGACTGGCATGTGGTCGTCCTCGGCGCCGCCTGGAGGAGCATCAGCATACCTTCAATTCGACGGGGTGAGTCAGTACGTCCATTCAGTACCTGGCGTGTCCTATTCTTCCAACCAGATCATCACCCTTGATTTCTGGGCATTCTGTTCGGATTGGTCCCAGCCGTCCTACCTATTCATAACCCCTTCGCTTACGGCCTCGTTTCTTGTCTACGTGCCATCTGGCGCGAGCAGGCTGTATACCTACATAGGAGACTCAGCGGGGCACGCGTCGCTCTACTACTCCTCGACAACACTTACCAATTCGGTCTGGCTGCATATGCAGATCGTGTTCAATAACACCAACGGAACGATCCAGCAGTACGTAACTTCCGGAGGTGACATTGCAACTGTCGCGGGTTCGACTTGGACTACCCCCACAGCTTTCGCTTCGCAGATTATGACCATCGGCCAAGGATTCGACTATTATTACTTCACTGGCTCCTTGGCGCTGATCAAGATTTTTGCTGGCGACACTCACACCCTGTAATCTCATGAAAACAATCCATCGTCTCATCTCTTTCGCGCTGGTGCTGGCACTGCCGGCGATGGCGCTCGCAGCCAACCATCTCGTCTCCTCCCTCAGCACCTCGACCGTAAGCACGATTGCTGCCGCGGGCCCTGGCGACACCTGGATCACCATCAGCAATGCAGCCACCGCCAATGGTGGCAACCAAGTCAACCTCGGCCTGGACGGCGGATCCTTGGTCAAGGACCAGCGTACGGGGGTGACTGGCACCGATCCTGCCACAGGCGCCACAGGAAGGGGGTACTGGCTGGCTGCAGGGCAGTCCGTGACCCTTTACGGCCCCTTCTTCACCGGCATACCGATCAGGGCCATCATGGCCACAGGAACCACCGTCCTGTGTGTCTCAACACCGAGCCAGGGGACCAGCTTCCCCACAAACTGACGATGAAAAAGCTCCTTCTCTTCCTTCTCCTGCCGGCGGCGGCCGTGGCCCAGCTGATTCCACCGTTCGCGCCCGTCTACCAGGGACCACGCCCGGGAACTGCGGGTGGAGGCTCTCCTGGAGGCACGGTCAACC